TATGACGGAATTCTCCCAACTGTTTTGGGTTCAAATTCTGGTTTTAACAAGTCAATTAACAGCACATTCTCAACATCAAATCCTGGTGTTGAATATCAGGACGTGTTCTATGCTCTTTACAATAGCGTAAAGGCTGACCCAGATGAGATTTTGATTAACGGCGCAGACCGTAAGCAACTCTCTGATTCAATTAAGAACGGTTCAACCGCAAACTACCGCTTGACTCTAACTCAAACTGAGGCTGGAGATTACGTAGGTGGCGCAACAATTGGCGCGCTATACAACGAAGTAACTGGAAAGATGGTTCCGCTAACGGTTCACCCTTGGCTACCACAAGGCGTATCGCCTGTTCTTTCCTACACACTTCCAATTCCAGACACAGAAGTTTCTGATGTATGGGCAAACTTTATGGTTCAGGACTATATGGGTATCCAATGGCCTGTAACTCAGTTTGCTTATGAGTTCAGCACTTACTTCCGTGGAACATTCTTCTGCACCGCTCCTGCTTGGAACGGCGCAGTTTCAGGAATTGTAAACGCGTAGTTAGTAAATAAGTTGTGGTGCGTCAAATAGTGGGCGCACCACAACTTAACTAAAAAGGGGGGCTATATGCCAAAGATGATACCGCCAACAGGTTTGAAAGAAGTTGCTGTTAGAACTGAACGCGGCACTAAGGTTTATAAAGCAGGGCGTGATGGATTAATCCACGTAGATAATTCAAAACACGCAAAACAAATGAAAGAAGAAGGTTTAGGAGAAGCAAGCACTAGCGGAGTAATAGTGGGCGAAGGATATCCTTGTAACTCTTGCGGTTTTGGTAGTTGGTTTAAAAAGTGTTCTCGTTGCGGATATGAGAACGAACGAATTATGAAAGATGGCGACTAATGGCAACAGGCGTAACAGCATTAACGTTTAATGAGTATCCATATATAACAGTTGCCGAATATAAAAATGCTCCTACTGCTATTGATTACGATAACTTAGTTGTAGGCGGTAACGCAGAGGCGCAAGACGCTGAATTAGCGCGCGTAATACTTCGTGCTTCATCTTTTCTTGATGAATATTTAAATCAAAATTTAGTGGCTTCTTCACGCACAGAAACTCAACGCACAAGATTTACACCGCAAGGTTATATTGAACTTCACCCATATCAATATCCGATTATTTCGTTACAAAGTTTTGAATATGGCGCTGACCCAAATAATTTAGTAACGCTTACCGACCCTTCAACCTGCTGGTTTGAAGAACAACAAATTATTATTCCGATTAGTCAATTATCACTAACTTATTCTTCGCAAGGTCCGCTTTCTTTCGGCGGTGCTGGTTCTAATAAATATCAAATTTTTACCAAATATAATTACACGTCAGGTTATGTTAATAACGCTATCGCCACCGCAACTGCTGGACAAAGTTCAATGGTGGTATCTAACGCAACTGGTATTACTGCTGGCAGTATGTATCGTATTTATGATGGCGCAAAATCTGAAACTATTTACGTGGCAAGTAACTACGTTTATGGTTCAACAACTGTTCCTCTAACGTCTGCCTTAACGTATAGCCACGCGGCTGGCGTGACCTTCGGTAACTTACCTACTGCGATAAAGCAAGCCGCTATTCTCGTTGCTACCGCGTTTTTAAAGGTTCGTGGCGATAACTCTTTAACTATGAATATTACTTATACACCTACTACTAACATTGAAGCGGCTCAACGTTATGGCGGAGATATTGCTATGGCACTTGAAATGGTTAGTCTTTATCGGAGAGTGCGTTAATGGCAGGTCGCGCTGGTATTCGGGATACGTTATTCAAATTTCTATCAAATCCACAAATACCTACGTTAAATCAAGTTTTAATTTCTTTTCCAAAGCGTATTAATTTTCAAGTTAATAGTCAGCCCGGTCAATTAAGCCGTTCTGCGGTAGTTATTTTTATCCAGAGTGAAAACGAAACACGCCTTGCTATCGGTGGCGCACATAACGGCTGGAAGCGTGTTGATTATTCCGTTATATTACAGATTTATCACCATAGCCTACAACGCAACGCTACCGACGCTATGCTGGATTTTGATACACTTATTGATAATATTAAGACTAGGTTACGCTCTGACCATAACTTCGGTGACGAAAGCGGCACTTTAGTTTGGCAAGGAGCAGAACCTATTATTAGCGCGACCTACGGCGAACCTGCCACAACGGAAGAGGGCGCAACGGAAACGTTTGCGGAACTTCAGTTTGACGTAACCGAGATGGTACAAGCATAAGGAGAACAAATGAAATATAAATATAACGGAACAGATGAGCGCGTGTTCCCTTCGCTTGGAGTTTTAGTCAAACCAAACGAAGAATTTGAAGCGCCTGATAACTTTAGCGCACCAGATGTTATTCCAGTTGGCGCGGCTAAATCAGCAATTAAACCAGCCACAGCAACGCCTTTGGCAGAAAAGCAGGAGAGTGAATAATGACCGTACAAGCCTCGGTGCGTTCTTATGTGGGTATCGCCAAAGAAGCCACAAAAGGAACAGCAGTAGCACCAACCGATTTCATACCAGTAGCAAAAGACAGTTTAAAACCAGTAGATGTTATTGACCCACTATACGATACTGGTTTGCGCGGTTCTAATGTAGTTAATTACAACTATATTCCGGGCAGAAAACGTTCCACATTTGATTACGGCGGCGCAGTATTTGCCGACACAATTGGATATTCAATAGCAGGAATTATGGGCTCGGTTGCCACATCTGGCGCAAGCGCACCTTATACGCACACAATTTCATTGAAAAATTCATTAACATCGGGAACAGATACACAACCAATTTCTTACACACTAACCGATTTTTATGCGGTAAATGTTCGTAGATTTCCAGGTTGCCAATTTTCTGATTTCTCATTGAAGTTTAACGCTGACGGAATGTTGGAATTTGATACAAAGACCACAGGTTTTTCTTCAAGCACAACAACTGACCCAACACCATCATTTAGCACAGTATTGCCAACTCCTGTATGGCAAGGAACTGTATCTATCGGTGGTTCAGCAGTTTCATATTCAATGGAAGGAAATATTGATATGACACGTGCCGTTACACCTATTTACGGTATTAGTCAGACACAAGACCCATTTCAAGTATTTCTTGGACCACTTGAAGTAACTGGAACAGTTAAGTTTATTATGACTTCTGACGCTGAACTAACACGTTATTTAACTAATACACAACCAGCAATTGTTCTTAACTGGGCATACGGCGCTGGCGCAAGTGCTGTTCAAATTCAAGCAACAATTACTAAGGGTGCTTATACCGCCGCCGCAATTGAACGTGGTGACGATTTTGTATCCGTAACAGTAGAACTAAACGGACAAGGAAATACAACTGACGCTGGTTCAACTGGCGGATTTGCTCCTATTAAGTGGGTTCTACAAAACGCAAAGGCTTCTGGCACTTACGCATAGCCAGAACAGAAGTGTTGAGGGGGTTGGTTGAGTAGGTCGCCTTCCCCTACTCCCACCCCTCAACACCTTATTTAAATAAATCGGAAGGCAACTACGGAAGGAAATAAAATGGCTAAGAAAGAAGTAGTTTTACCAGTAAGCAAGGCAAAGGTAACTCTAAAAGACCCAAAGGAACTAAAGGTAAAAGACCGCAAAAAAGTTTATGCTAACGCGGCAAGTGCTGAACAAGGCATTATGCAAGCGTTATCGCTAACTGATGGACTTATTGCCATAATGGTTGATAGTTGGGATTTGGAATTACCAATTCCTTCGGTCAAAATTTCTGTTTTAGATGAAATGGAAATGGCGGATTACGATTTTCTAACAGAACAAACTAAAGAGGCACAAAAAGTTTTGTTCCCAGCCTTAGCGGAAAATGAAGAAACCACGAAAGACGTTGATAGCCCTTTCGGCAACTCCAACGTTTAAAATGGTTACTTGAAGGCGGCGAACGCCACGAAGCCTTTAGTTATCCAGATGAACAATGGTTCTATTTTCTGTTAGCAAAAGAGTTTGGCTGGACACCTGCGCAAGTAGATGAACAGCCAGCCGCACTTGTGGACTGGTTGGTTCATATTTCAGCAATAGTGAAAAAGGTGGAAAGTGATAACGTCAAATCTGAAATTAGTTAGAGAAAGCGTTACTAAAGCCACGAAATCTATTGACGAAGGTGCGCGTAACGCTCGTGACGAAATGATGATGGTATTAATCCAATTATCTAAAGAAGAAATTCAAGGGCGCAGACCGAAAGGCGAAAAGGCAACGGCTGGACAACCACCTATGAATAGAACAGGTAATTTACGGCGTTCAATTCGTGGTGAAAAAATAACAAAAGGTTTTGCTAAATATGAAGCCATTGTCGGACCAACAATTATTTATGGTCGCGCGGTAGAATTAGGTGGTAATTTTGCGCCACGCTCTTGGAAAGGAACTACTGCTATGCGCGGTTTCCCATATATGGCACCTGCCTTTAAAAAGTTCCAAGTGCTTGCGCCTAATATTGTTCGTAAGAACCTTGCCATAGGCGGTAGATAATGGCTGGTTTTCTCCCACCTGCGATATTTGAAATTAAGGCTATTGCCGACCAAGCAATTGCTAAATTTGGCGAGGTAAATAAAGAGTTAGAAAAGATGGAAGGTCAAGCCGAAAAGGCTGGCGGTAGCGTTAGCAAAATGGAAAAAACCAGCCGTGTCGCAACTGCGGCTTTAATCGGTATGGGAACAGCATTTGCCGCATTTGCCGCAATAGGCGTTAAAGGCGTTATAGAAGATGAAAAAGCATTTACCAAATTAGGTCAAACGTTAAGTAATTTAGGTATTAATATCAAAGCCAATAGAGATTTGGTTGGTGAATTAGATGGTGCTTATTCAAAATTAGGTTTTGGCGGAGATGAAACTGCTACGGCATTAAATCGTTTATTATCTACTACAAATGATTTAGATAAATCGCAAGCACTTCTTGCTACTTCTGCTAATTTAGCACGTGCTAGAAATATAGATTTGGCTTCCGCCGCTTCAATACTTGGTAAAGCAAGTATGGGTAATGCTAAAGCGTTTAAAGAAATGGGTATAACGCTAGATGAAACATTACCTAAAAACGAAGCAATTGCTAAAGCGTTTGACGAATTAAACGACAAAATCGGTGGACAGGCTGTTGCTTATACAAAAACATTCTCAGGTCAATTAGTCGTATTAAAAGAACAAATATCAAACGTAGCCGATACCATAGGCGCGGTTATATTGCCGTATTTAAAATCAATGGTAGATACGCTACAAAAAGCCATTGTATTTGTTCAACGTAACGCAGAAGTATTTAAAATACTTGCTGGAGTAGTTATAACAATTACTGCCGCATTAGCCGCTTACAATATTGGCGTTAAAGTATCTATTGCGCTAACTAAAACTTGGACAGTTATTACTAAAGCGCAAAAAATTGCCACCTTGCTTCTTACTGGACAAATTAAAGCACTTAATATTGCTATGAAAGCAAACCCTATCGGTTTAATATTTACTGCCGCAACCTTACTTATTGGTGCGTTTATAATGTTATGGAACAAGTCTGAGCCGTTCCGTAAAATGATGATTAGTATTGGAAAAGTAGGCTTACAAGCACTTGGCGGTTTAATTAAAATTGTTGGCGTTTTGGCTACTGGTTTACTTAAAATTGTTACTGGTCCAATGAAATTATTGTTAAAAGGTTTATCTTTGCTTGGCGTTGATGCCGCAGGCAAAGCACTTAAAGGAATTGAATCCGCTACCGACGCAGTAGGTAAGTTTTTTGATGACGCTGGAAACAAAGTTGCTGGTCTTTCGGAAAAATTAGACGCACTTAACAAACCAATTAAAATTGGTGGCGGTAAAGGTATTGAAGTGCCTGATTTTGATAATAAAAAAGGTGGCGGTAAAGCAGGTGGCGGTAAAACTAAAGAACAAATTGCTGCCGAAAAAGAAATTAAAAAACAAAACGAAGATTATATGAAAATTGTTAAGGACCTTAACGAGAAAATTGCTGACGCTCAAAATAAATATCAAGAACAAATGGCTAAGGCTAATAAAAAATATAACGAAACAGTTGCCAACGCAAACGCAAAAGCCGCAGAAGAAACCATTAAAGCCGAACAAAAGAAAAATGACGATATTACTAAGGCTAATGAAGAATACCGAAAGAAAACACAAGCGGCTCAAAAAACGTTTAACGAAACAATGGGCAAACTTAATATTAAACGTGCCGAAGATTTGGCTAAACTTGAAAAAGATAACGCCGCAAAAGTGGCTGAAATTTATAAAGCAAACGCGCAAAAGTTACAAGATATTGTTAATCAAAGTATTGATAGATTACGTAACGCGTATAAACAAGGAACTTCATTTAGCGTTACAGATTTATTCAAAGGTTTAGTTGAGGCTGGAACGGCAAGTGCGGAAGGGTTATTAGACGCACTTAAAAACAAACTTGCTGGCGCTCGCCGTTTAGCGGCTAAGGCTTCTGAATTAGCGGCGGCTGGATTTAGTCAAACGTTTATTGAACAAGTTGTATCGGCTGGACCCGAAGTAGGAACTGAACTTGCCGATAGCATTTTGAAAGCAACGCCAGAAACTATTAAAGAGTTACAAGCAACTTTCCGTGCTATGGAAAACCAAACTGATAATGGTTTAGACCAATTAGCAACAATTATGAACCGTGGCGCAAATCTTGCTACTGATGAACTTAACAAGGCTTATCGTGAAGCCCAAAG